CTTCTCGCGCCTCAGTTCTGAACTGGTTGGAAGAGGATCTAGGTTGTTGACCCTCGACTTGCCAGCCCTCGTCAAGCACTTTGATCGGTGCTTGGATCGTGGTCTGTACACTCCTTCAAGGCTAGCCCTAGGGCGAGCGAAGAAGGGGACACAAACTCCTCTACTTCTAGGGGACTTGTATCTACAGATTTTCGATACCGAGGGAAAGCTTCGGGATGCTCCTAGCATTGATGCAATCAATTGCATCCGTGCTCTCGGGCTGGGGTTAAAGAAACTCCGACTCAAGTTCTCAGAAAGGAGCCTTCACGGTGAACTTAATTCGTTCATCGCGATCGAGCGCGATATTCGTCCGCCGTCTCTTGATTGGGACGGCGACGATCTTTGGAATAGGCCTTACTCTGTTGATTCAGGCATGCAGCCTGATCTCTTCGGAGACAAGGGTCGGGGCGACCCAACCCGTGGTCAAGGAGACCAAGGAGGTAAGCGAAAGCTCCACCTCCAAGATCTTCGAGACGAGGCATGTTCCGGTGGAGGGATCGTAACTGATTCTCTCCTGGCGATCTGTCAGAATATCTTTGATAGGTCGTCCGCTCAGCTTGGCGACTTCAGTAATGAAGCCGACTTGCTACCGAAGCATGGTCCGGGCGCGACCGCGGAAGGGAGTCGATTTGTAAACAAATTCGATGACCTTTCGTGGCCGCGTAAGTTAGACAAGATGTACCCGTCAGACCGTTACATACTACCCACTCTTGGGTGTGGTAACACTGACAGCTATTCAGCCTTGTCCCGGAGTGAACCTCCGGCCAGACTGATCGCGGTTCCAAAGACACAGAAAGGCCCACGGCTTATCGCCGCGGAGCCGATCTGCCATCAATGGATCCAGCAGCTGATTAAAAACCAGCTTGAAGTGGCCATTTCGTCTACGTGGTTGGGGAATTGCATCTCTTTTAGGGATCAATCCCTTTCCCGCAGTATGGCGAAGGCCGGCTCGATCGATGGAAGTTATGCCACCATTGATCTCAGCTCTGCTTCAGACCGCCTATCCTGCTGGCTAATTGAGCGTGCTTTCCGAACCAACATATCCTTGTTGGAAAGGTTGCACGCCTGCAGGTCTAGGTGGATAGCTTATAAGTCCAAAACACGCTGCTTCACAATGAAGTTGCGCAAGTTCGGGCCTATGGGTTCGGCTGTTACCTTCCCGGTACAGTCAATTGTTTATACGATGGTGGCTCTGGCGGCCGGTCACTATGTGACCGGAACCCCCGTTACCTCCCAAAGTATGACACGCTTGTCCCGAGATATCCGCGTTTTCGGGGACGATATCATTGTCCCTGCGTCGTGGATGGCGGTAGTCTCCGCTCTTCTCGAGGTTTTAGGGTTACGCGTCAACGCCGATAAGTCCTTTGGAACCGGAAGGTTCCGCGAGGCATGCGGTATTGATGC